TATATCTTCATACGTTCAATCGCATGAATAAGAGTATAGTTCTTTTTCTGCCTATAGTGCATATCATCCATCAGGTCAAAGAGTACAGTAGTTCTACCGTCTTCAGACTTTCTAAGACCACGACCAATAGACTGCAATACTTTTACTTGTGACTTCGAAGGAGAAGCAAAGATAATATTATGCAAGTTTCTAATATTAACTCCTGTAGAGAATGTTCCTAAGCTAGCAACAATAATAGCATTCTTTTGTTTTTCTACAATACCACGGATTTCTTCACGGACTTCAGCATCTACTTCACCTGATACAAAAAAGACTTTCCGTCTTTCATGTGCCTTTTCCTTGATTAGATCATAGAGTATCTTGCCGTGCTTTTCTACAAACTGAAACAGGACTAGTGTATTCCCTTCCTGATCTAACGCCAGATTAGTAATTAGTCTGTTTCTTTTTATATTACCCACTATATAGTCAATCTCATAGTGGTAATCCTTACTATTAACAATATCCTTAGAGACTTCATCAGGGTATTTTAGAGCAAGAATATTAATCTTTAGGTCTGCTAGTGTATCTTCATCCATAAGTTTTCGTGTAGTAGTAACTTTATATACTCTACCGAATAACCCTTCCAAAACAAGTTTGTGCGTCTGTGTGCCGTCTAGAGTTCCAGTAGTGCCTATTCTATACTCTGCCTCTCTTGACTTATTCATCAGTCCTGATAAAGACTTTGCTTTGAAGTTATGCACTTCATCACCAAAGATACAACCAAACTGTTCAAACCATGTAGAAGGTAACTTATAGATTGACTGCCATGTAGAAATGAATACTCTCTGTGGAATATTATTCTTAGGCATACCAGAGTAGATGCGGTGACAGACTTCTGCTGCTTCTAAACCATAGTTATCAAAGTCAGAGAACATCTGCTGAACAAGTGATGTAGTAGGAACAACAATAAGAACACGTTTGTTATAGTGTTCCAGATACCACATCATCAGAACATAGATGATAAGAGACTTACCTGAACCTGTAGGAGACAGCAGAATAGCACGTTTTGACCTTAGTGCCTGACAGATAGCATCAAACTGATAGTCTCTTACTTCAAAAGGTAAGTTCAGTTTCTGAATAAACTCATAGACTTCTTTAGGGTCTACTAATGATTTAGTATCAGGTGCGCCATACTGATTATCATATTCTACTTCTAATGTATAGTTTCTTGGTTTGATAAAGTCAGACAGATATTCCCAGAGACCAACAGGCAGTTCATTATTGCGGTTATTAAATAGTCTGGTCTTACCGTCCCATTTACCACTCTTATAAGCTGGCATGTATTTGTAACCCGGAGTTTCAAATGAGAAGTAATCTGTCAACTCATTTGAAACATGCGGTTCACACTGGATTTCTAGTGCAGAATAGTTTTTCTGTCTAACTACCAAATCTGTCATTATTTGAGATTAGGTCGCATAGTAGACGGCATTTGGAACAGAACATTAATAGGTCCAGATACTACATCACGGGCAAACACTGCCCAGCAAATAGTTTCATCATCAGGATAATGTTCAATCATATATTCTCGGAAACTTGTTCCGGTTGTATATACATCATCTACAATCAGAACAGGGTCATCAGGATTGCCTGTAGCAGATTCATTTAGAATATCACCGAGACGTTTACCACCACGGGGAATACCTACTGCTTTACGAAACGGACGTGTCTCATACTCTAGGATCATCTTGGCAAGACAACGCCAGTCAGTCACATAGAGTGCATCCATCTCAATCTTCCATCCTAGTTTATTACCAGCATGTGAAATAAAGTCTTCGTCAACAAATAAAGCCATATCAATTCCCTGCTTCAAATCTGCGCCATTCAATCATATTCTTGATTGTAGAGTGTCGCCATTTTAAGTTATTAATTATTTCGTCTAGTGTATCTAGCACTGTCTTATAGTAGACAATTTTCTTTTCAGACTTCTGAATATCTAGGTCTGCATCATAAAAATAATTCATGTCTCCCTTGAGAACCTTAACTCCGTAAAAGGGGTCAAATTCCCATCCAGTTTCTTTGATTTCATCTTCATGCATCTTACCATTATAATAACGCCATTTACTCTTAAGCAGAACCTTTTGATCAAGTTCTACTTCTTGGAGTCTCAGTTTGGTAAGAGAACGTATCTCCAAATACTTTGCATGGAGTGATGGAGTTTGTCTAGATGCTTCGTCTAGTTTAAACTCAGAGATTTCACAATCTTCTTTCCACATTTCTAGAATGCCATTTAAGTCTAGTTTCATTATAAAGTCCTATAGGTGTAAGGTTTAACTTACGTTAGTATATCACACTATCCTTTGAATTCAAAGCCTGTAAATACAAAAGATGCATTGAATGTCAGGTATTCTACAGAAGAAGCAATAGAGGTCAGTTGTAGTCCACTCAAAGAAGTTGGGTTACATCCTTTATATAGGATGCGTTTATTTTGAGTATTATTGCTGGTAAGAATAGCAACAGAAATATCTGCCTGTGTAGGAACCTTAGATGTATTTCTACTAGACCTTGCACCTTGTTCAACAAAGTCTTCATTAACCATACCCTCTAACCAATTATACAGTTCAAGGTATGATGTAATATTTTCGTCTAGAATAAAAGTAACATTAAGTTGAGAGAAGTCTAGTGCATCACCCGGCAAACTAATATTACCAATACGAGAGTATGCAACATTAGGTGCTGTCATAGACACGTCTGGATGATCGACAGATTGTGCGAAAAACTCCAAGTTAGGATAGTTTTCTCTGTCAATTATTACTCTAAACCCTGTAGGTTGTAAGTAATTTTTATTAGCAGTTAAGGTTTCTACCATTTGTGTTCTCCAATAAAAAAAGGGTGGACCTTTCGATCCACCCTAGTATTTATATTGACATTATTATTGTTATATTAGACTTATGCCAAGATGTTGTCTACACGGAAGATACGGTAGTATGGGTTTGCCTTAACGGTTCCCAGACCACTAGCAACAGCTCCCGGTGCAAATGGATTAGATGCCATGCCGTAACGGGTCTTGAAACCAATCTTAGGCTGGAAATCGTTTTCACCAATAGCACGAACCATAGTCAGCGGAACGTATGGACAGTAGAATACACCAGCATCATATGCGTTATTACCTTTGTATCCAACAGTTACATAGTCTGCAACTGCGTATGGATCAATGTATACTTTGTGCTTACCGTTGAGTACACCAGCAAATGTGTTGCCTGTGTCGTCAACCTGAAGGTTAGCGGACATTGCAGGAGTGTAATCCAGCATACCAGCCGCAGCCATTGCAGATGCTACATCGGAAGAACAGATGATAAAGTTACCACGTCCACGACGGGTCTCTTTAGCAATCTGGTTTGCTTCACGTTCAAGTTGGAAGATAAGTCCCTTGAACTTCTCTACAGACCAACGACCATCAGCATCTACGTTAAGGTCAAAAATACCTTTTGTAGAAGTAGAACCAACTACGCCTTGCGCACCAGTCTTTGCATGAGCATTGATAGTACGGATAACTTCACGGTTGATTTCTGCAAGGATTTCAGCAGACAGAATGTTTGCAAGTTCTGTCTCAGCATCCAGACCATGAATTGCTTTCAGGTCTTGTGCCAGTTCCATTGTGTACTCAGCCTTGAGCGCACGGGACTTAGCAGTTACAGTTTGCTTCTCAATAGAGAAACCCATCTCACCGAAACGCTGGTTTGCAGAAGAACTTCCAAGAAGTTCGGCGTCTGCTGTAGAAGTTCCATTGCCGATAACGCTATTACCACGATCTAGATCATCTACATTAGAATCACCAGAGAATGCGGAGTCTGCCCACGGACCCATTGGATCAGTGGTCTGAGCTTCAGAGTCACCGGAGAAACCAGTTGCTGCTTCATCAGTTCCGTCACCCGCAGCACCAAATGCTTCGTCACCGGAATTCTTACCAGCTTTACCGCCAGCAGTCTTGTACTTGGACTTCATCGCAAAGATAAGACCAGTAGGACCAGTCATTGGCTGTACACCACATACATCGTATGCAATCAGGTTAGGCATAGCACGACGAACCAGCGAAATCAATACTGGATCGAAACCGGAAGTGGAAGCACCACCACCATCAGCAGAAACAGTACCTGCTTCGTTTACCATGCCAAAGGCACCTTGAGCTGCGTCTTCACGCATTGCACGTTCTTGGTTTTCAAGGATCGCCGCAGTAACTTGTCTACGGTGATTGTCGGAAATAGGACCAGCAGTTTCTTCGTTAAGTACTGGAGCCCACTTATTTACGAGTTTATCGTAAGAAGTATTCGGAGTCATAATTGATACACCTTCTTAATTATTGTGGTTTATGTGTCTGTCTAAGTGCAGAAACGTAACGAGCCATAGAAGATGGAATTTCTTCTTCGTCTACAGATTCGTCAATCATTTCTTCACCTACAACAGATGGAGTTTTCTTTGTGAAGTAAGATTCTTTGATGGTAGATACTTTCATTGCGAAAGTTTCTTCATCTTCAAAATCAATATCTTCTGCTAGAGTTTTCAACTTCTCTACCTGTGTCTCAGCAAGATCACGGGAATGCTCACGAATGATTGCATCACGCTTGAGTTCTTCCAGTTCACCGGACATATGGATAGAGGATTCTGTGGTTTCGTTCAACTTCTCTTCAAGTTCACGAACCTGAGTGCCAAGCTCATCAACCAAATCAACTTTGGACTCTGGTACGTCTACATAAGACTCAGTGAACAGGTTCTTAAGACCAGTCATGAAGTCTTCTGCAAGTTCAGTGCGGAGACCATTCTCGATAGCGAGTTTGTTCTCTTCCATAAACTTTTCTACAACGTAGTTCAAGTATCCGTCGATTTGCTCTACCATTTCCTCACGGGTGGTTTTGAGTTCTTCGTCAAATTCTTCCTGAAGTTCAGATTCGATGCGAGATACTTCCTCAGATACCTTAGACTTAACGGCAGCTTCTACGATAACTGCTGCTTTGTCTTTAAAGGTCTCAGAGAGAGTTGCTTCAGATTCTACCAGAGCATTCATGTCAGCAGTTACATCAACATTTACTGCTGCAACTTTTTCATGAATTTCATCTGTATCAACATCTTCTGCGTCTACATCTTCTTTCATTTTCATGGCATTCATCATTTTGCCGTAAGATGCTTGAAGATCAGACTTCTTCATCTTACTCATTTCGCCATACATAGCATTGATCATGCCTGCTTTTGTTCCGGGCATTTTGTCAGCAACTTGGTCACCCTTGCTTGCTTCCCCACCGGGAACAGATGCTTTGCCTTTGACTGCTTTAGCAGCAGCGCCAACAGAAGCGATAGCAGCCGCTGGAGTTTCTACTCCATCTTTTGCTTCAGACACTTCTTCTGCTTCTACAGATTCTTCGGAAGTTTCTTCCTCAATAACCTCTTCAACAGATTCAATGTCTTCATACATTTCTTGATCGGACATTTCTATCTCCTATTAAAGATTAATCTTAGAGAGGAAATTTTTAAACTCCCGAATCTCAACCGCAGAACGGTCAGACCTAGAAGCATTATTAATTTCAGTCTCAATTTTTTCAAGTTCTTGAGCTTCCAGAACACCATTGTTCCAAATCCACTCTACACCTTCCATAATCCCATCAACGAAAGCTGACGGTGCAGAAGGGTCTTGCACGATGTCTACAGTGCTAAGAACAAAGTCTTTACCGACCATGTTCACACCATTTCTCTGCTCAAGAGTTCCCATACCACGAGTCGAAACACCTAGCTTAACTCCACCATCTAAGAGACCTTTAACAATCTGTCCATTAGGTGTGTCAAGAATAAGCGCTTTACCCATCACATCATTACCGTTCCACTTGAGTTCGGTGATACGATGAGATACTTTATCTAAGTTAATGATAGGACCAGCTGGATGATTTAACTCACCTACTGCACGTTGTGTGCGCACCTGTTCCGTATCATACTTAGAAACTGCATTCTCCAAGATTGCTCTTGGATAAATTCTACCATTTCGGTTCTTTTGTTCAGCTTGGGCAAAAATACCTTCGATTACATAATTCTTACCGCCGCCTTCTTTAGCTTCGATAATGTATTCAACATTTTCTGTATGTTCTGTAATCAGTTTCATTTGAAAATTCCACCTTGTCCAATTCTTTTGCCGCCTAATTTAGAAGAGCTTGCTCCACCGAGATTGCCCTTACTCATCATTTGTCCAAAATTTCGGGCAGACTTCATAGCCTCCCGTTCGTTCTCTTCAGTGTCAACAGTCTGGTTATCATACATGATATGGAAAGTATTATCTTTCTTTGTAATCATGACTTCACCACCCTTAGTGTCTAAGACCTTAACAATCTTGTGACCTTTAGGGGCAATGTTGAGACTAAATTCTTTAAATGTCTTCATCTGATTCTACTTCTGAATATTCTTGTTCGGATGATAAATTTGCTTCATCTTCTAGTTCAGCATCAGTAACATTATTAAAAACATAATTGGCAACACGGACCTTCTCATCATCTAAACGAGAGGTAAGTCTATCATTAACTAACTCTGCAAACTGCTTTTCAGCCTCTACAAAGTTCTTTGTTGTAACATTATTTAAAAAATCAACGATTTCAGTCATTTAATTGCCTCAATAAAAATTTCGTAATATTATTTATAAGATTCTATTCTTCGGGTTCTGGTTCTTCAATTTCACCAGATTTCTTTTCTTTATCAATCTGATCTGCCATTGTTTTAATGTCATCATCAGATAACATCAAAACATTTTTCTGAGTCCATTCTTTAGAATAGAATACACCAACATAAGGTTCTAAGTCTCTCAGCATATTTACACGTTCTCTTAGAATCTCAGCATCTTTAAGTTCTGTAAAGTAGTTATCAGTAATATACTCTACAGTAATATCACTTTTCCAAGATTCCCAATCTTCTTCGGTAATAATACCTTTAAGAAGAAGTTGCTTTTTGAGAATATTATAGAACAAGTCTGCAAATCTTCTACGCAGTCTGTCTACAAACTTTTGGAACTTAAACTCATCTCTAGTAATCTCAGTAGTTCTACCAAGAATACCACCACCACCTTGCTCTGGATCAAGTCTACTTACAGGAACATTAAGTGCCTTATAGAGTTTCTTTTGAAAATAAATGATATCATCAATCTCACCCAAGTTCTGTCCACCGGGGAGTGTAGAAATTTCTGTGCCTCTACCACCTTCACGTCTTGGTAACCAGAAGTCTTCCAGCATAGACATATGCTTAGAATCATTCTTAAGATCACCTGTGTTAGCATCATAGACCATCTTATTTCTATATCTGGTCATAATGTCTTTAAGGTATTGTTCAGCTTTACCTCTAGGCATATTACCTACATCAATATAGAAAATACGTCTTTCAGGCGCACGGGACAACCTGTAGATAACCAGAGCATCTTCCATCATACGCAACTGATTGATAGGTTTCAATGCTTTATGTAAGTAGGATACAACTTTCTTACGAGTAGAGTCTAACATACCACTAGTAACATAACTAATAGCATCAGGGTAAATCTTTACAGTAGTCCCACCCTTCATAGTACTAGCAAATCTTGTTTGGTTGGTATCAGAGTAAAGGAAATACTCATCAACCTTCTTAACAATATCCACACCAGTAGCAGGGTCTTTTTCTTTTTTAACTTCTTTTACTTTACGAATCTTTGTAGCATCAATAGGTCTAACTTCTTGAATACCACTTTGCGGTGACTTAGGGTCTACTACTAAGTGATGATAGACACGACCATCAACATAGTATCTACGGAAGATATCATGTGCATAGTTCTTAAAGTCTAGCATACCTAAGAGACCATCAAACTCTTCTTTGATTTGCTTCTTAATAGAATCTGTAGTGTCTACTTCATCAAGATTAAGTTCTACAATATCATCTTCACCTGAAATAACTTCATTAATAATATCTTCAACAGCAGCATCTACTTCAGGATGCATTGCAACTGTTCTGTATTGTCTAATTAAATCTTTATCGTCTTTTGCTTGCTCACCAGTTAAGTCAACATAGGAACCATAATGGCTTCCGGCAGCAGTGACATATCCTGCGCCATCATCATCTAATGGTGGTACAATAGACGGTAGTTGTTGTTCTTTTTTCTTTTCGTTTCTAGCTCTAGAGATTTCAAACCCAAAGAGTTTTAAACTATTATCGTCTGCCAAAACATGTCTCCAAATATAATAATAGGGGAGAGTTCATTCTCCCCCCTATTTAGCACTTCTGTTAGGAAGTTGTGTTGGATTCCCAGTACTGGACTTGGAAAGTCACACCGAATTCCTCAATAGCTGCCGCTGGATCGTAGGACAGGTCAATTGGATCAATGTTAGTAGGGAAACAACCACGGAAGTTGTAAGTCTTAAGTGTAGAACCATCTCTATCTAGTTGTTCTACAATCAAGTCAGCCTGATAGTCTACAGGGTTAGTGAGACCACTGTTGTCAGAGTGAGCATTAATCCCATTCATCCAACGTTCCATTGCATTTCTTACATCAAAGTCAGTGTCGTTAATAATCGTTGGTGACCAAACATCAAATGTTCTGTCCCCAGCAATCTTAAGTTCACGACCCCTGAAAGGCACAATGATTTCAGACATGATAGAACCGGGCAGTTGAGCTGCCCGACACATAAACGAGGTAAGTTCTACGTTACCCCCTGCGTAACCCGGAAAGTTGATCGTTGCCTTGAATAGATTAGGTCTAGCACCGCCACCTTTCAGTTTTGCTTTGAAGTCATCGACTCCTAAAATAGCCATCTTTTATATCTCCTTAGTTAAGCGGTTTAGAATGACAGACCAACTACTTCTTCAAAGTCCACACCAGTTCTTACAGCCACAAAGTTAAGTGTGATGTAGTTAATAGAACGAGCAGGTTTGATGAAGATAGTAGCAATGAATTCGTTGCGGTCAATAATCTCAGGTGTGTTATTTGTTTCGTCACAAATAACTCTGAAATCAGTGATACCACGGCGACCTTTTACTTCTCTCAGGAAAGGTTCTACAATGTTTACAAACTCTGCTCTTGTAAATTCATCGTTGAATTCAAAGAGAACAGACTTAGCAGCACGGGAGATTGCTCTTTCAAGAGTGAGGAACAAGCGGCGAACGTTAATACGGTCAAACGCAGAAGGTCTACGAAGCATGGTCTTATCACCAAACAAAGTAATACCAGAACCCGGAATGTTAGCAATTGGGTTTACGTTTGCTCTGTAGAGTCTGTCACGTTCTGCCTTTACAGGAGAATGTGCAATATCTACAGCACCAAAGTATTGTCCTCTTCTCAGACCCGCTGGCGAGAACCAAGGAGCAGTATTAAAGTCAGACTGTGCCATCAGACCAGCAGTAGAAGCAGCAGCTGGAATATTGATGTATTCGTCGTTATACTTGTCAAATACTTTTAACCAGTTGTTATCCAAGAAGGTATAAGAACTAGAAGGAAGTGTATTTGCGAATGCAATAGTATCTGCTACAGGAGTTGTAGTATTGATTACTGCATGCTTAGGTGGAGATGCAACTACAATACAATCTTTACGAGTTGTAGCAGCAATGCTATTCAAGTCTGTAATGATAGTATCTGCTTTTGTATTTTGAGCAGTATCAGTACCACCACTAACTGCCGGAGCAATTAAGAAGTCTACCTGATATGCATCAGCATCTTCGATTTTATCAAATGCTGTAGCATAAGCGCCAGCACCTAAAGATTGAGCATTTGCACCATTAGCAAGAGTGATAGTTTTCACTACCTGCTTAGAAGTAATCAATGCAAAATCAGTGCTTGTATCAGCATCTGTGCCAGCACCAGCAACTCTATAGTCAGAGTCAATGTTAGCAGCATCAGCAAGCCATACATAGGAAGACTGATTATTGATTACATCTGCAATGTAGTTGGTAGAACCATCTGCGTTCTTTGCATTAGATGCCAAAGATACGAATGGAAATGCTTCAAGAACAGTATTTTTAGTTCCAGTAAACTCACCACCTCTATCTACTACAGCAACATGAACTTCATCGTTGGTAGCAGTTTTGCCCGTTGCAAAAGGAGATGTAGCAGGAGCTTCGTTGAAACTATTTACAAGTCCCCAAGACGTAAATGCCGAATCTGCACCAGCATTAAATGGGCAGATTTGAATGTCAAGAGAGTTGCCCAAAGTTCCCGGATACTTTGCTAAGAACCCGTGGAAACCTTTAGAAGCAGCATCTAAGGCAGTTCCACGTCTATTGTCAAAGTCTGCTTCGTTAAGAATAGCAGGAGCATTAGAGTCTCTAGTTGAACCTACAACGTTGGCAAAACTGGAAACAGTATCGACATGGTATGCATTAAGTGCTGTGGAAGAACCACTATCTAAGGCACGAATTACTAAAAGTTGATCAGAATATTTTGAGAAGTATGCAGCGGAATGGAAGTCCACTGAATTATTGGTGTCAGGAGAAGCAAATTTCTCTACAAGGTCTGCTTCATTAAACACGTATGTTGGTACATCTACTGGACCCCAACGGAAGTTACCTGCGAAAACACCTGTGGTGGTTCCGACATTTGGTACATACCCTGTGAGGTCAATCTCACGGGTTACTACAGCTGGAGACAGAGAAGGCGTGAAAAAAGCCATGAGTCTTCCTCTTTTTCGTTTGGATTAATAATAAGTTATCCATAATAAGGTAGTTTCAAAACACAATATTATTTATAAATATCTGATCTTAGAACATTTCTGTTCTTTCTGAGGTCCAAACATCACCTCCAATTACTTCTGTTTCGTCTCTGTCTACACCATCATCAATGATGCCTACAGGGACAATATCGTCTTCAATCTCTTTATTACGCTGTTCATAAAGCATTTGTTTTATTGTCATATCAGTTTGATTAACAAATGCTTCACTACCAACATACCATGCAAACATAACCAAGTTCATTACTAGGTCATCATGGTTGCCATCAGATGCTTCAAAAGAATTGCCTCTTGCTTCAAATGTAGAACATTCACTAATCGTGTCTAGGTCTACAAGTTCAAGTCTCTTTTCTTCTACCAAGTCTTTGAGGTTAGAACAACCGATACGTTTGACTTTTCTATTCATAGTCATGCCAATAGCACCAGCTTTGATCATAGACTCTACATGAACATTCTCATACTCAATATCATAGTATAGTCCATTAGCAACTACAGAACCTGCATCATTAGATTCAATAATAGCATATGCTTCATTATATCTCTTTGCCCACTTGTGAATAATATCAGGGAAAAGAATAGGTGAAATCATATTGTTTCTATAACAAGCAACTTGCTTGAAAGGGTTAGTAGAAATATCAATAATATTAAATGTAGAATAATCCTGTCCACGACCTTTAGCAACATCTACAGTCATAATATAGTCATGGTTCTTCTTAGGTTCTTCATATACTTTTACATCACCCATATCAGCAAGTGGAGATGCAGCCTTCATATTCATTAGTGCATCAGCAGAGATAAGTGTATTACCTGT